TTTCAAGATCTGTTAGACGATGCTATTCAAATATATCAAGAGAGACATTATGATGGTATCGCAAGGATGTATTTGAAGTACAAAATTACACAGGATGATATTGATAGAGGACAAGCGAGAGGAGGAGATTCAACTTTAGGAATTACAACAACAACCACAACATCAACAGTTGGACTATCAACAACTTTTGATCTTGAAGAGAATAATAATTATATTCAAATGCCTCCATCTGTGATTGGAGTTAATAATATTTTTAAAGTTAGATCAGATACAGTTTATGATGGTTTATTTAACATACGATATCAATTATTCTTAAATGACCTATATGCCTTTGGATCTATTGATCTTCTTCAATATTCAATGGTTCAAACTAAATTAGAGGACATCACTTTCTTATTAAATCCAAACGTAAGATATAGATTTAATATTCGTCAAGATCGTCTTTATATTGACGTTGATTGGGCAGCTGCGGTAAATGTAGATGACTACTTTGTGATTGATTGTTTTCGTATCTTAGATCCAGATGATTTTACAAGAGTCTATAATGATCCATTCTTAAAGAGATATTTTACTGCGTTGTGTAAGAAACAATGGGGTCAAAACTTAATCAAGTTTCAAGGTGTGCAATTACCTGGCGGTATTCAATTAAATGGTCGTCAGATATATGATGATGGTGTCAGAGAGCTAGATGAAATCAGAGCTAAGATGTCAAGTGATTATGAAATGCCACCACTTGACATGATTGGATAATGTTAAATCCGTTTTTTCTACAGGGTTCTCAAGGGGAACAAGGTTTAGTACAAGACTTAATTAATGAACAATTAAGGATGTATGGTCTTGAGTGTCATTATATTCCTCGTAAATTATTGACATCGAGAACAATAATGAGAGAGATAACTGAGTCAAGATTTGATCAGGCTTTTCCTCTTGAGGCATACTTGATGAACGTTGACGGATATGCTGGACAAGGAGATATACTTTCAAAATTTGGTGTTCGTGTTACAACTGAAGCAACATTTGTTATTTCAAGAGAGAGATTTGAAGAATCAGTTTCTCCATTCTTAGAAAAACAGGAAGATGATTATGAAATATCAAATCGCCCAAGAGAAGGAGATTTATTATTCTCTCCTTTAGGAAGTAAATTATTTGAGATTAAATATGTTGAATTTGAAAAACCAAACTATCAATTAAGAAAGAATTATACATATCAACTTACATGTGAAGTCTTTGAGTATGAGGATGAGGTTATTGATACAAACGTTGAGAAAATTGATAAGGTTGTTCAGACAGATGGGTATGCTGCAAGACTTATACTATCTGGTATTGGTGTTACTGCGACTGCAAATACAACTCTTAACTTTGGTGCAGTTCAACAAATATTTGTTCAGAATGATGGTTATGGATATCTCACCGCACCCACTGTTTCAATCAGTACATCACCTGGCGTAGATGCAACTGCTGTTGCAATCATGACATCTCGTTCTGGCATCGGAACTGCTAAATCTATTGACAAAATTCTTTTAATCAATCCTGGCAGTGGATATATCGGAATACCCACTGTAACCGTGCCAGGCACTGGTATAGCGACTGCTGGCATCACGTCTCTAGGTTCGGTAGGTATTGTTACAATTACGTCTGGTGGTTCTGGTTACACTACTACACCAAATGTTGCGATTACTACCGCACCAGAAGGAGGAACAGATGCAACTGCTGAGGCCGTGATGGTTGGTGGAACGATTAGTGCAATCAGAATTAGTAATGCTGGTAGCGGATATACGACTGCACCAACAATTACAGTCGGTGCTGCAACATCCATAGGAGATGGTAATTATATCTTCAATGAAACTGTTCAAGTTTCTTCTGATTCCTCAGAGACTGCAAGAGTTAAAGTATGGGATGCTGACTCTAGAACTTTAGATGTTAGTATGTTAACGAAAATGCAGTTCCAAGTTGGTGAGAAGATAAAAGGACTTGAATCTGGTGCAGAATATGTGATTCTCTCTGTAAGTTATGACCAACCAAATGATTATCCAAATGAAGAGTATGGTGCGAATCAATATAACGATAATGCAAACTTTGAATCCGAGGCGGATGCAATATTAGACTTCTCTGAGGGCAATCCGTTCGGAACATTCTAAATAGTTAGAAAGCTTTGATATGTTAGGTACTTATTTCTATCATGAGATATTAAGAAAGACAGTTATCGGTTTCGGTACTCTCTTTAATAATATTAACATTCGACACAAGGATGCGAGTGGGACAAATTTTAGTGTCATGAAAGTGCCATTGGCCTATGGCCCAATGCAAAAATTCTTGGCAAGAATTCAACAACAACCAGAATTAGAAAGAGAGATTGCAATAACTCTTCCCAGATTATCTTTTGAGATGCAGGGAATACAGTATGATCCAACTCGTAAGACTGGAATCGCACAGACTTTTCTTGCAAAAGGTGGAACAACTGCAAAGAAAGTTTATATGCCTGTTCCATATAATGTTTCATTTGAACTTAGTATTATGTCTAAGTTAAGTGATGATGCGTTACAGATATTAGAACAAATTGTACCTTACTTTCAACCATCATTTAACATTACAATTAATTTAATAGATTCGATTGGTGAGAAAAAAGATATACCAATTGTTTTAGAGAGTATTAATTATAGTGACCAGTATGAAGGTAGTTTTGAAACTCGTAGAACAATCGTTTATACTTTAGGATTTACTGCAAAGACCTATCTATTCGGGCCAGTTGCAGATGACCCAGCAGGACTTATCAAAAAAGTTGATGTTGATTACTATGGTAGTACAAACATTAAAACTGCGAAGAGAGTTCAAAGATATAGTGCAACACCACTTGCTAAACAAAATTATGATGATGACACAGCAACAGTTCTTGATGGTGCAATATCTGAGAAGGTCACAACCTTTAAGGTAAGTGCAACCACTGATTTGGCTGCTAATCAGAGAATTATCATTGACACTGAAATCATGAAGATAAGAAGTATCAGTGGTCAGAACGTAACTGTATTCCGTGCTCATGATAATACGGTTGCTGCAAAACATGAACACAATGCAACTATTGGCGTTCTTAGTGCAACTGATAATGCATCAATTGAGTTTGGTGATGACTTTGGATTTGATGAAATGTCATCATTCTTTAGTGATGGTAAGGAGTTCAGTCCTTCACAAGGTATAGACATCTAGGAGAGTTATGAAAAATTTTGATTCTATCGAGGAGGCACTTAACGTTGATACAGAGGTCGTTGAAAACGATAAGATTGAACCTCGAAAGAATCAACTGAAAAAGAGTGACCAAAATGATTCTGAAAAAGACTATGAATACAGTCGTGCAAACTTATATTCTCTCGTTGAGAAAGGACAGGAAGCAGTGAATGGTATATTAGAATTAGCACAAGAGTCTGATTCTGCAAGAGCATATGAAGTTGCTGCAACTACAATCAAAGCAGTTGCAGACACAACAGACAAACTCATTGACTTACAACAGAAGATGAAGGATTTGGAACAAGATCCAAACAAAGGGCCTACTAATGTTACAAACGCATTGTTTGTAGGTTCAACAGCGGAGTTATCAAAATTAATCAAGAACCAAAATAAAGATGATAAATGAAATCTCCAGAACTCACAGAATTTTTTAGTCTTTTAGGAAAGGCCAAGAAAGAAAAGAAAGAGGAGTTTGATAATCTTCTCAAAGAAGCGGATATTAATCTTGATGTCCTAACTTCGACTGTCGTTACTGGAATTAAGGAAGCAAAAGTAAATATAAAGAAACAAAAGAAGAAAGAAGAAAAATTAATTGAACAACTAGATTCAATAATAGATGTAATTGAGAATCCAAAAGAAGTTAAGGATATTACAGAACCATCAGTGACTATTGGAGTGCCTGAAGATTTTGACGTGTCTTCTTTAGAAGATGCTGATGATAATCCATCATTTGAAGTTGTTGATTTAATCAAACCAGAACCGATTAAAACACCAAAGATAAGTGATACTGTCGCACAGGCAATCAAATTTATTGAAGAGACAAATATTAAAGAAGAAGTTGAAAACGCAGATGAGACAAGTGTAGACAATCTCAAGGCAGAAATTAAACAAGTAAGAGATATATTATATAAAGTTCTTGCACATGGGCCAGGGTCTGGTGAAGTTAATCTTTTAAAGCTTGATGATGTTGATGAAGATAGTGCAAAGGTAGATGGCAAGGTTCTTCAATATCAAGCGTCAACTGGTAAATTTATAGGTGGTTCTGCTTCAGGGATTGGAACACAGGATAGTCTGAACACATCAGGAATCATCACTGCTGCACAGTTCTCAGGATTCAGTTATCTAATAGCACCACATGGATCAACCACGACAATCACAGTTAAGGTTGCGAGTAAGATAGATGGAGAACACAGATATTATGGAAGTGGAAGTAGTTTAGGATATGTTTTAGATAATGTTCAATCACCATTTCTTACACTTACACCTGGCAGAACATATCGTTTTGATGTGTCAGACAGTTCAAATAGTGGTCATCCATTTCGATTCTATCTTGATGCTGCAAAGGCAACTGCATATACAACAGGAGTTACTGTAGGTTCTGGTTATGTTGATTTAGAAGTTACAGATTCTACACCTACAATTCTTCACTATCAGTGTTCTTCTCATGGATACATGGGAAATGCAGTACAGGTAAATTCAAGTAATGCGATCAAATTAAACAGTCAGGCTGCATCATACTACTTAGATTATGATAATTTTTCAAATACTCCAACCATACCATCAAACAATAATCAGTTAACAAATGGTGCTGGATATATTACAACCTCATTTACGAATACCAACCAACTTACAAATGGTGCTGGATTTATTACCGCTAGTGATGATATTACAGGTAATGCAGCAACTTCAACTCTTGCTACCAACGCACAAGGATTAACAGGAACACCAAGTATTACGATTAATGGTCTGAATGCAGCGTCTGGAACATTTAGTGGAAACGTAACTGTTGGTGGTGTTCTTACATATGAGGATGTAACAAATGTAGACTCTATCGGAATCGTAACCGCAAGAGCTGGAGTTTTAGTTGGTAGTGGTATCACACTCAGTAAAGATGGTGATGTATTTGCAACAGGCATCACAAGTTCAACTAAAGTTCATGTTGGTGTAGATACAGGAGTTTACGATGAAGATTTAGTTGTGACTGGAAATGCCAGAGTGACTGGTATTCTAACAATTGGCACAGGTTCTATTGTTCTTGACCCAACCGCAAAACAACTTCGTGGTCTTGAGGAGATTGTCATTGGTATCGCAAATACAATTACAATCAAACAAGATAGTAAAGGTGAAATTGAATTTACTGATGCGGTTGGAACTCCTAAGTCTGTTGGAATTGGAACCACTGTATCCGTCAACACATCTGGTATTATTACTGCGTCAAGTTTTGTGGGTGACTTAACGGGAACTGCTTCAAACTCAACTCAACTAGGTGGTCAAGCTGCATCACATTATCTTAATGCATCAAACCTAAGTTCGGGAACAATACCTGATGCAAGATTTCCATCTACACTACCAGCGATTGATGGTTCAAATTTAACTGGCATCACAGAAACAACAATAAACAATAATGCAAACAATAGACTTATAACTGGTTCTGGAACAGCAAATACATTAGAAGGTGAAGCAGGTTTGACTTTTGATGGCACGACTTTAACTAATGCAGGGTCTGGATTTAAAGGAATTACCATTGCACCTAACACTAATAATTCTGCAACTCTCAGACTTCAAAATAGTCAGGCAAATTATACTGTTAGTAATATTACAGGTGGTTCATTTTCTATTGGTGATGGATCTGGTACAAAATTTACAATTAATTCAAGTGGAACTGTTGGAATTAATAATGATTTAGAAGTAACCTCTGATGTAAAAGTTGGTTCTGGTATCACACTCAGTTCTGATGGAGATATATTTGCAACAGGTGTCACTACATCAACGACTTTTGTTGGTGATTTAACAGGTGATGTTACTGGTGACGTTACAGGAACAGCATCAAACGCCACACTTGCAGTCAGTGCTCAAGGATTAACAGGTTCTCCAAATATTACTGTTACTAATATCAACGCTGTTGATACAATCATTAGTGGTAACTTATCTGTTGCTGGAACGATTACATCTCTAGACCAGAATGATATCTCTGTAACTGGTATCATGACTGCATCTGCTGGTGTGGATCTTGGAGACCCAGGCATTGTCACACTTTCAAGTGACACTTTGACAACCACATCCACGAGTGCGGATACAATCTCAAGTATTTCTGCAACAGTATTTCGTTCTGCAACTTTCCAAGTTCAAGTGACAAGAGGAACTCAATATCATATGACAACAATCAATGTAATCCATAATGGAACAGTTGCGTTTATGAGTGAGTATGGAACGATTCGGACAGGTGCAGTTCTTGCCACATTTGATGCTGATATCAACAGTGGTAATCTCAGACTTCGTGCAACACCTACGTCTGCCGACTCCACAGTTTTTAAATTATCTAAGACTACAATAAAAGTATAAATATACTTGAAGATAAGATTCATTCATGGCTAAGAAGTGTCCGCCAGGCAAATATTACTGTTTCACTGATAAAAAGTGTAAGAAAATTCCTCGTGGGTACTACATAGGTGCTCGTGGATACCTTGCAAGAGGTGACAATAGATCTGATAGTGGAAACGGTAATGGTAACGGAAGTTCTAACGGAAATGGGAACGGCGGGAATGGCGCTGGAAATGGTAACGGTAGTTCTGGTGGTAATGGTGGTGGCAATGGCGGTGGT